AACTAGAAGTTGGGCCTTTACCTAGTCCTGGATTAGTGCCAGCTGACTTTCAGGCTATAGTTAACCCTACTTTTGCTCTCTAATCTATTCAGACAGATACTCAATTATTTATAATTTCCTTGCTCGATGTTTTTTAACAATGTCTTTTGCTTTCTTTCTTGCATTTGTTTCACCTGAACCATAACGTTCTGCCAATGGTGATTCTGGATGAGCAGCTGCAATTCGTTGTAAATTCTCTTTCCAACCATTGTCTGTTTTACTATCAATTGTACCAACACTTGAAACAATATTCATTTGTGTTGGTGGTAAGAGTTCAATATGTTTCTGTTTTTTAAACTCTTCCATTTCTGCAATCATCATTAATTCTTCCCACACTTCACCCGTTTTGTGATTTTTAAATCTATACGTTGGCATTTACTTTTTTCTCCAATAAATTGAGTGCATCTTTCACGTAGGCAATACTTGCCACTTCATCATCATTAATTTCTATATCAAATTTATCTTCCATTTCCATGATAAATTCCACAATCATTAAACTATCAAATCCTAAGTTATCAACAAAGTGAGAATCTAATTCAAAACCATCTTCGGCATAGTCTGTTACGATTTCAAATAATTTCTGTTGTAAGTCCATTTGTGTACCATTCTGGAATCTGTCGATTTGTCCATTTTGCAAATTCTTTTTTTGCGATTATATAGTAATTTTTATATGCCTGTATGGAATTACCTTCAACCATACATTCAGGAAACTTTTTCATTGCCTGTGGTGGCTCTGAAAAACCTTTGTCTTCTAAATTCTTGGGAGTTGTTTTTAGTATGTCACCAAGCAATGTCCAACTGGAGTGATCTTTGCCTTTTGCGTTTCCATATCGATGTCGATACTCTGCCGATAGTTCACGCCACAGTTCATACAACCAGTCATAATGCTGACTAGAAGTGCGAGCCCAAACAGTCGAAGGGTGATTAAAATGGCATGCTTTGTAAACAATGTTTTCTAAGTTATCTGATAATTTATATCTTGTTATTTTTCTACCGTTTTTGGTAATATCAATATATTTAGTACCATCAAGCATTCTATGTGCAGTTGAAAGTATTTGAGCATACTCAACAATCATTTTCACTACGTGTTTATCACAATGCATTTCTGCACAAGTTTTAGGATTTCTGTCTAGGTAAAATACGTTCATTAATTAACGATTGACATATCCCAAGAAATAATTCTTTTCATTTTTTTTGATGTATTTGGTGGACTAAAATGGTGTATAAACTGTGGCACAACAACAATCGTACCCTCTGTAACTGGTAATGGATAGTAAATAGTGTTATCAGTTATATAATCATTCCAAGGTTGAATATAACTTGTCTTTGGTGTTTTATTATCCATTTGTAAATAAAGAATACCTGTAAGTCCTGTAGAACCGTGATTGTGTGGAGAATGATACTCACCAGTTTTATAACTCACTGACCATATATCATCTATTTTAATATCTTTTTTTATTTTATCAGATAACATATTCAGTTCTTCACCACAAATTTCAGCAAACTTATCTGAAAGACCTGAACGATTTGTCTGGCGATTTGTTGAAAATGTTTGTATGCCATGTTTTTTGTCTGGATATGCCTTTAACATATTTGTTAGTTTTTTCTTTTTCTCTTTAAAATTAAGAGTAGGTATTGTCCAGTATGGTATTTTAAATAAAGTTTCTTCTATCATTTTTTCCTCATTTTAATGTTATTATATCAGGTTTATTATTCATTGTCAACCTTTATCTTATTGTTTTTTACCATTTTAGCAGTATCTTTGACTATTGTTGGATAGTCATTTTCTGATAGTAAAAAGGTACCTGCCTGTAAGGCATCTTTAGAAATCAAATGTTTATGTGGATGCTCAAGGTCATCCCAATGTTCTAATATGTATTTTGCCATTTTATCGTATTCACCGTCACTGATTACCGAATTGTCTAATTGATAATAAATGTAAGAATGAACTAGATATCTACCGATTGGATTATTCATCAATCACTCGATAAAATATATGACCGTCAATTCTTGTTACTTTTTCTAAATAATCTGCCCAATGAGGTTTTACATAATGAGCATGATAATGGGTTGCATCTTCAACTACATTTGGAACCATATCAGGCATTGATAAAAGAACACCTGCGATTGCTTTGGCATGTCTCCAGGCACTAATATTACTTATGTTATCTGATTTACCATCACAGTACCAACTGAATTGACATTTATATTTGACAGGAAAATTCTCTGTCCAATTGTAAGTTGGTCCTTGTCTAATTACTTCACAAACAGTATTTGGATATTTTGGACTTTTGACACGATTTAAAACTACTTGACCAACTGCGATTTGATCTGCCTGTGATTCTGACCTTGATTCAAAGTAAATGTTTTGTGCCAAACAATCTAAGTCTGTGTCTTTTGGATAATATACATCTGCCTTACCATAACCCCACCACAAAATAGTGATGATCATTATTATTAACCACAATAATTGATACTTGTTATCGTTCAATTACAGACCTTCAATCTTGTATTTTTGTATAACGTTCTTTGTAGGTATCACAGTCACATTACCACCTTCACCTAGTTCACCTTTTTCAGTGTAAGTATAATCACTCATTACAATATGAACTTTTCGATCATTCTTTACTAACCATCCGGTCGATACACAGATTGCAGGTTTCATAGATTGAATTTCTTTCATATCTTTCCAAGAACTGTCACTCTGAATATCTTCCCAATAGATTAAATAATAATCATAGGTAAATGGTATTTCTGGTACATTGTCTTTAAACTTTTTACTTCTTGTTTTAGTTTTTGACATTTTGTTTCTCCATTATTTCTATCATTTCATCTAAATCTGTTTGTATTTCATCAATATAACCATTAATAATTTCAATATCAGTAATCATTTGATCTAATTTTATTTGTGTATCAGATGGTGGGATTGGACCCCTACTAAACATTGATAATAGAAATGTGATTGATAGTAATATTAATAATGCCAAATACATTACTTTGATACCATCATATCTGCGATTGAACTCTAGTAAAAATTGTTCTGTTTTGTATTTAATCTGTGATAACATTTTTATATTTCTCCTCAACTTGTATTTCCATATCTCTTTTCACACCATCTAAAATTGCAGGTAGATAAGATTCTAGTATATTAATAGACTGAATTGCGAACATATAAGCGGCACGTTGCATTTCTGCTTCCATGACTGCCTCGTTGTCAATTCCACCACGAATGTTCTCTGTAATAACATGACCGAGAACTGCCTCATTGTAAGTTTGTGCTTTTGCAGGTTTACCCAACATCACTTCCCAAATTAATACAAAAACAATTAATATAACGGCAGTCATTACTGAATTTTTTATCCAATCGTTCATATAGACAACCTTTCATATTTTACTTCTTCGTATCCACTAGGACCACCGACAAGTAGTTCTTCGCCTACATTTAACATCAGAAAATCTCTTTCCCAATCGTCACCCATGTAGGCATCTAAACCAAAATCTTTCATTTCTTCAAAAGAAACAACTTTAGATGTGCCATCGGCATCACCATAACCAGATAACCAAGTTACTTTAAAATTAGGCATAAACACCTACCATTTCACCATCAAGGATTTCGGCGGCGATAGAATAATCTATCTGATCACCAACCCAAACATCGATGTTTTGAATCTGCATAATATGATTGATTGCCTCGTCTTTAGTGACAATCTCATCTTTATATGCCTTCTTTAAGATGTTAATCTTTTCTTCGACTACATCATATAACCATTCTTTAACTTTACTCATTATGCGACCTCCTTCATGTCAATTAAATTTACTGCGTTGAAAACACATTTTGGCATTCCGATATCTTTACCTACTAAATCGTAGTGAAAAATTTTGATTTCAGAATACTTGTAAGTTTGAAGTAGATGATCTTTATAACCAACTGCCTCTTTGTAATCATATACGTTGAACTCGTCAAAAACTTTAGAACCGTGTTCTCTGTATAAAATCTTGTATTTTTCTGTTTTCATATCTATACGCTATCAGGTAGTGACATGAAAGTCAAGGGTAAAATTGGTCAATTTTGTCGCACCCTAGAATGCCCGATTTTACTTACTTTTTCATAAAAGAATCATTCCAATTAAACGCCTCTTTGACTAGATTTGCAGTTAAACCCTTGTATTTTTTGTTTAATTCTTTGTCTTTTGCGGCGATTAGTAAGTCTGCTTCTTCTTTAGTAAGACCTTCTAATATCTGAACGAACATTGCTTCTCGTTTATTCTGCGATAGATTTGGATTACCACCTTTAATGAAGTGATACAGTCTTCTTGCTTCTCGTTTGAGATAAGTATGTTCTGTTCCTTCTGGTGCCTCGTTTTGCTGATACGGTGGTCTTTCTTCTGGTAGCAACCATTCTATTTTAGGATCAAATGCAGCTTTAAGAACCATTCTTAATTCTGCTGTATTATAATGTTGTAAAACCTTTAACTTCTTTGGTTTATCTTTTGCGTTATTTACTTTTAATAATATTTCGTGGAATGTGAGGGTTGGACCAAACTTTCCGTCTTCATCAAATGCCATTTTTAAAACTCCTGTATTTGACCTATGAGGTCTTTTAGTTTATTCTTTATGAAGTAGTTGAGTATCTTATGTCGTCCGGCAGTTTCTACACTGTTATATTCTGACAAGATATTTTCTTCTACCTCTTTAGGTATATAGTCGAAATCTACAAGTCGCTGATTTCGTTGAAAGTTTCTGAATTGATATTCATTACAGAATCCTTTTGGATCACTATCAATCCAATAATCCAACTTCTTCTTACTGATCGGTTTCTGACGGATGCCATTAATAAATGTATCGTCAGGAGATAAGAAGTTTGGAATGCTGTCACCACGATCACCCTTTAAGATATGTTCTTTAATATATCTTTTCGGATCCACACCATTCACCCATTTCTTTTGTATGGGTGCATATTGTTTTACTTTTTCATATTTTTGTAATTGTATGAAATCTTTATCACCACTTAATATAAGAATATTCTCACCTTGTTTTTCTTTGACTAATGTTGCAATGATGTCATCTGCTTCTGCACCATAAACATCCAGAACCTTCCATGGCATATTCTCTTTGAGTTCATCTCTTACTTTATTAAAGATTTCAAAAATATTATTCCAATCATGTGAATCAGATTCTCTTGTTTTCTTTCTGCTTGATTTATAGTTTGGAAATATTTCTCTACGCCAATAATGTCTGGAATCACAACAGATTATAATATCACCATATTCTTCTTTGAATTTAACATTATAACTTCGTATAGAGTTCAGTACCATATGTCGAACTAAGTCTTCACTAATGTCGGAATCTCTACCAACTTGTGCCATTAAGTTCGATATCATTACTTGATTAAGATCAATTAATATCATTCTAATTCTTCACCTTCAAATTCTACAGTCTTTTCTTCTTGTGGAATATAATACTGTATCTGTGAATAATATTTATCTTGTCGTTTATCATACTTTATTTTCATCATTTTGTTGATAATTTGATGCATAGGATGTTTTAAATCAAACTCTTTATGTATTAATGCTCGTAATGCCTCAATAAAAAAACCAATCTCTTTAAATGTTTTCTTAGAATCTTCCCAATTAGTAGAACCGATATCCATACCATCAGCTTGCCATTCATGTATTAAGCGAACCATATAATCATCCACAATAGAATTTGCATAATCTCTAGTTTGTTGTTCCAACACTCTAGTATCTAATTCTACTTCAGATTTTTTATTTAACTGTTTTTTGGTTTTGAAATCTATTATTTCTGCTGTCATAATCTTTTATCGCTTCTTTTATATCAAAATATTCAATGATACCCTTTAGATTGAGTTCTTGTTGAAATGATTTTCGTTTATAAACTTTATATTGTTCAAGTATCTGATTGTATTGTTTCTCGTTTTTTATCTGCAATGACCTCTCCCATAAAGTTAATATATCCTTTATCAAGTAAATATTCTTTTAAATGATTGAAACCACCTATCACCTCTTTATCAATTACAATCTGAGGTACTGTCTTCACATTACGTTTAAGATGTTCAATCAATTCTTCTTTTGTAATATGTATACCGACAGTAAATTCCTCAAATGTTAGATTGCACTTTGTGAGCAAGTCTTTTGCTTGAACACAATAGGTGCAATCTGGTTTCGTATATATTTGTATAGACACTTTAGTTTAATTCCTCTTTCTGAATTATTTTATTATATGTATCTATATATTCCTGATCAATCATGTCAATATTTGCATCTTTGATAGAATCGGTATTGAACTGACTGATAGAATCGTCAAGTATCTTATCCCACAACTTATTTTGGTCATCATATGAGAATTTTAAAAGTAAATATACTCTGTATTCATCATATGCTGTTGTGTAGATATCTTGTTCTGCAACTTCATAACCGGTCACAGCAGTCTTTGATATTACGTTAACAATGGTTCTGTCGAACTCCTGAACAGTTCTTTTGTTTTTATCTCTACCCACTTCGGTTGAGAAATATGTGGCACGTTCATTCATTTCACCATTGATCACATCAGCAATCTCTGCTTTCGCAATTAGATTTGCCTTTTTAATTGCTAGATTTAGGTCTGGACTTGTTGCAACTCCAGCACCATAGAGAAAGTTATCACTCGTTGGTTTCATTACAAACCACTTTGGCACTTCTTCTAGCATCTCATTATTACCACTTGATTCTTGTTTTACTTGATATGTAGAACTACAAGATGCTACAATCATTGCAAGAATCATCATCATTAAGTATCGCATTTAGATTACCCCCTTTACGATATTCATTAAAGTATTCACAATTGAAGGATTAATATAAACTATAAAACCACCCACAATTGTACCAAATATAAAATTAATCATACACCCACTCTCCGTTCTCTTTTAAACATACTTTCACTGGTGTGTGAAATATATGATCTTGTCTGTCTAACCACCTACAATAACTTGGTGTATCGACATTTCTGTAATAAAATTGTGCAAATATTTCCCAATAACTAGGACCAATATAACCATCTCTACAAACCATTTTCTCACGTAAAACAATCATAGTATCAGGATCTATTTCTTGTGTAATTACACAATTACTTTTTGTATGTGGTACTTCATTTGCCTGTGCAATTATACCATAGAACAATGTTCCAAGATATGCAACTACAATAATTAGAATATACCAAAACAAACCTGTTTTAAGATGACGCATTGACTACCTCCCAAACACCATCTGGATGTTGACATGCTGTTCCAAATTCTGTTGAACGGTCAATACCTGACAATGGCCACTGCATTTCTATATTTACAGTCGATTGATAATCAGAACACTTCATGCCAGAATCAATAACATAGGTTCTTTGAATCTTAATATCACCATTATTTCCCGTTCTAGGATTAAACCATGTTGTATAACTAGGTTTCGTTGGTGCAGTATTTAGATGATCAACAAAAACAGCATTGTGAACATTTCGATCTGATTTATAAAACATTTCTGCACCGACAAAACTACCTAACACCGCACAGGCAGCCACTAGTGACACATTTTCTGATATCACTTGATAACAGGTAGCACCTGCACTTGCACCTCCGACCACAGCACCAAAATGACTGGACATATTTTTATTCTGCGAACATCCAATCAATATGGTTGCAAGTAGAATACTAAAGAATAGCTTCAAGTTCCTCATCACTCAAACTATCCTCTGCATCTGTTAGACCAACATCATCTGACATAATCTGTTCATAAAGATTTTCTTCATTATCAGATAAATCGGTACCTGCTCTTTGTTGTACAATCACAGGCCAGTTACCTGTTTCGTTGAAACGAATGAGATTGTCCCATTTAATATCATATGGTAATTCCATTCTTTGATGTTTCTTTAACCATTTGACAATTGTTTCAGAATCAGAATCTTTAATATCTGCCCATTCTTTGTGTATCATCTCTAACGGTTTTGTTTCTTTAGGCATCTTCATTCTCCATTTCTTCTAAAATCCAATCACGGTTTCTTTCTACAATATCAAACTCCTCATCCAGTTCATTAAAGAGTTCATTATCACTTTTTTCTAAATCATCTTGGACAATTTCTTTTACGATATCCATAAGACCATCTAAATGTTTGATCTCACCATTATCATAGATACCTGCAAAATCCATACCAGGTTCTTCATATGATGCCCATATGGAACAATCCTCATTGTCTGCTAAGAATGTTTCATATGCCTGTGTTGGAGGTCCCCATGCACTATCAAAGTAACCATTAATTGATGCTTCATTACTATCACCATCTAATTGTAGTTCTAGTCCTTCACCATCAACTTCCCACTTTGTTCCCCAATTATCAATACTCCAACCATACCAGTCCTGACTTTCTGAACCTTCTTTGAAGGTATCTCTGATTTCTTGTGGCATTGGAACTAAGGCATCCAATAATCCTTTACTTTCATCTTTCGAAGTAATCTGATCATAGATTGCTTCTATTTTTTCTCTTGGTCCTGATAGACTAAAATTATTAGCACACCAATTAGGCATTTGCACTCTCCTTTTGTTTTTGTTCTTCTTTTTGTTTCATTGCGTCATACTGTAAAGATAAAATGTATTTCAATTTTTCCATTCGGTGTTTAACACTCTTTGGTATCTTACCACGAAATTTACCTTGCCAGTAGTTCAATTCTAATTCATTCTCAATAGATGTTCTACTAAGAAGTTCTCTAAAACTTTCTTGTAGTTTTTCACTCATTTACCTATGTCCTTTATATCATCTTTACTAATAACTTGATATGCACCTTTATTGTATGCAGGTGCCACTGTAAAGTTATGTTCAATACGTTTTCTCTTTGGTGCCCCATTACCCATATGAGGAACTGTTTTACTTTCAACAACTTTTGTTCTTCTTATTCTGTCTGCGTTGAATGTGTTGATGTCATTAAAGGCAGTATATTCAGACTTTGGCACTTTCTTATAACCAAGAGATTTAAGGTATTCTGCATGGTCTTCTCGTGCCTTTTTAAGAGAAGGAGTTAGTGGTAACTTGTTTCTCTTTTTAAATTTCTCTCTGATATAAAATAATCCCATTATATTTTTAATTGTTTAATTGGTTCGCCTTCCCACTCTGTTACTACAATTGAATTTTTTGAAACCAGTGGAAACTGAATCCAACCATACTTTTCTTTTAATATTTTCTTTAAATGTGTATATTTGTATTTTACTGTATCAGATTTTTTACTCATTGTCAACCTCCTCATCGTGTTGTATCATTGTAATTAATGCATGAATAAATGCGGACACACCTATAAATGCTGAGATGGCAACATATGCCCAATTTGTAGTACCCATTTCGTTTATCAAACCAATTGTGGTAAACATTGAAATGAATGATATTATAAACAAAAATTTAATCATGGTTTCTCCTTACTTTACTAATGCCCAACTGCACAGTTCGGCGTTGTTTTCATCAACAAATAACATCAGATCATCTAATAATACATCATAGTTTGGATCTTTTTTCATGTCTTTTGTTAGAAACTTTTCAAAATATTCTGCAACTTCTTCAACACCTGGTAATACTTCATACCCATATTGTTTGTTTTTGATTTTACCATTGCAGTATAATTGGTAACATCTGTCTGCCCACATCACAAGATATTTTCTGTACGGACTTGGTTCATATTGTTCTAATTCAAATTGGGCATAATCTAGTTTGTTCATTAATGTAGTAACCTCCCTTGTTGTTTTTCAAATTCTGCTTCTGCTTGAGAAAATTCTTTCTCTAAATGTTCTTGTAATTTCATAATCTCACCTTCTAAGATAAGATACTTTTCTTGCCAACCTGCAAGTTTAGAACCTCTTATCTTCTTAGATACGGCAAGTAATCTTTTAAGATTTTCTAATGTCATTATTTGTTCAATCATAACTATACGCTATCAGGAATCCTTTCTACTGTCAACACCTTTTTGAGGGGTGTGACAATATTGACCAAAATCATACTTTAACATAAAATCAATGTTTTGACCATAGTCGTTATAATAACTATCTGCACCTGGTAAATCAGAACCAAATACGTCTGCATATGTGCAATAGTATTCATCATCATGTAGTATGGTAACTCGACTACCAACATAATTAACAGGTTTTACTCTGTCATATTCTTCGTATTTTCTGTCACAATACGATTTAATCTTCTTTCTTTTATTTAAAAGAGATTGTAATCTGTTATAATTGAAAGGAACGTTTCTAAAAACAGTCCAACTATTCTCAAAATAACCATCTTCAGGATCATCATATCCTCTATGATAAACCACATGAAAATTATTAGATTGTTTTT